AGCTATTGATACACCTGCAAAAGAAAAAGCTATTGCAGCAAGACAAAGGGCATTAGTATTAAGCTGACAAGCTCAATATTGAAATATGGCTGCTCCTGTATGACAAGATGCAAGTACAAATCAATTAGTAAGTAATTACATCTCACAAAACAACCAAGCTAATAATCAACCTGCTTCTTTATGACCTACTGCATGAAATGACATACCTACAACTGAATAAGAATGATGAGTGAAAGATAAAAGACTGAATGACATCAGACTTTTGGAGACTTATCAATGACTATCTAAAGGATAGGAAAGAAGAACTACAAGCTGGCATTCTATCATGAGTAAGTGAGGATAGGAGTAAGACCATCTACAACAAGAGAGACATGGATTTGAAAGAATTAGAGGTAATAGATGACATTCTGACAATTCCACAGTATCTCCTAACAAGGATCAGTAATCAAACTGATATATCGGTGGAGGATGACCACTAATCAACATCTTTTTATTTGGTAAACTAAACAACATGACCAAAATCGTGTATGATGATGGAAGAGAAGAAGACTTCAATGAAGCTGACTTTATCTCAAGAGAAGAGCTTTCTGAAAATTACATTTCTAAGGATGATGTAGCTGAAAACTATGTCACTAAAGAATTGTATGACAAAAAGAAGAAGCAAGCTAAAGAGGCTTTTAAGCAGAAAGACTTAGCTGAAAAAGCTACAGCTGAAGTGGATAAAGCTGAATTAGAAAAAACTATTGAGGAAAAAGTAAGTTTCAAAGCTAAACATGGATTTGAAGAAATCCCTGCAGAAATTCTACAGATCCGTGAGAGTAATCCTAACTTAACATGGGAACAGGCTTATAGAGTAGCTGACTATCATGAAGTAAGCGACTCAAATCCTAATCCATGAAGAGAAAGGATATGAGAGATAGAGAAGAAAGAAATCTCTTATGCAGAATTAGCAGAGCTAGCTGAGAAAAATCCAGCAAAGTATGATGAAATTGCAAAAGGGATAGAAAGCTGAGCTATCAAACAGATTTAATTCTTTAATTTAATTTAGCATGGCTAAAAAGAAAGAAGAAATTTCTATAGATGCAGTAGAAACTGAAGAAGTGGAAGCTGAAGAAGTAGAAACTGCTAAAATAGAAAAAAAGTCTGAATGAAAAGTTTGGACTGAAGAAGAGCTTGCTGTACTACCTAGAGAGGAATTTCAAAAGGTAGAAGCTGACATCAGAAATGGTAAAGCTACAGTAAAGCCAAGATTTGAAGACTAGACTAAACTACAAGGAAGAAGAGCTAAATTTAATTTAACTCTTTAACCAATATTAAACATGGCACAAATTGATCAAGTTAGAAGTATTTTGGAGGCAGAACTTCGCAGAAAATTATCTGATACTCCTAAAAAACCTTTTATGAGATTCGCTAACTACGAATTTGAGGGACAATTAAAAGCTGGATGAGACACAGTTTCTGTACCTGTATCTCCAAAAATCACTTTAACAGATGCTTCTGGAAATGGACAGCCAGCTACAATTAGAGCAAACTCTTTGGCTGACATTACTGCATCTGATAGAACTATTACTAAATCAGATTTGGTAATTAACAAATTGCATCAATACAGAGAAAAATTCTCTGATCTAGAAGAAATCCAAACTTTGTACTCTATCAAAGGAAACAGAGTAAAGGATTTGGTAAATGGAATAGATACAGCTATTGAAACTTCTATCATTACTATGTTGGATGCTTTCTTTGCTGCTACTTCTGCTCAGACTACTACTATTGCTAGTATGTCAGTAAGTACAGTTGCTAAAGACATTATGGGACTTAGAACTATGCTTTCTAAGAAAGAAGTACCTATGGAAGACAGAATCTTAATCGTATCTCCTGAAGTATCAGCTATTATCGCTCAAGCTGGAATCTTAGCTGGAACTGAAGTAGCTGCTGATGCTGCTGTAGAAGGATGGTTAGGTAAATTCGCTGGATTCTCTATCTATGAATCTAACTTAATTACTCCATCTGGAGAAGGAGCTCCTGCTGCTTACATTTATGCTTTCAGAGCTAAATCTTACAACTATGTAAGACAATTACTCAAAGCTAAAGTAACTGAAGCTGAAGGTGGAATGTACTACAACATTCTTGGACAAGTTGCACATGGAGGAAAAGTATTTGACCAAAATGCTGAACAACTTGTAAGAGCTTCTGTAACTGCTCTTGCTTAGTAAGGAT